TTTTGAAAATGATCTTATTTCTTGTGCGTAATACCGATAATATTGACTGTTTGATTGCTGTCTTGTCACGATGTCCGAAAAAAATTGGATGTCTTTTAAATCATCTAATTTGAATTTATCGGCCACATCGAATGATCCGTCACTATTTTTCTTTGAAAATCCAATGGCTATAACAAATTTTCGCAGTAGAAAAATGCCACCCGGTTTTCTTAAAACACCGTTTTCGTCTCGGGTCTCGTTGTTCATTATGAATTCAAGTTTAAATCGTTTTGTAGCGTGTTTTTCGGGAAAAATGACATTGCAATTGAGAATTATCTTTTCGTAATTTACCCCCGAGAAACTAACGGCACTCTGTTCGATGGACAATACCCTGATTAATCCCCCTGTAATGGATTCCTTTAATATCTTTATCGGTTGATATTCGGATTCCAATTTTTTGATATTCTCGTCGTTTAAAGCGTCGCCCAGGTCCATTATTTACCTCCTTTATTTTTTGATTTTATTAAAAATTCTATTAAGTCAGGGATGTCGTCTTTTTCTAAATACAGGAAAAAACGACATACAGTTATAATTACTGACCCATTATCAAGATACTCGTATTGAACACAATCTTTTCCTGATCGTTTTTTAAATTTGGGAAAATTAGACTTGTCAAAATTATTATCCATTATTTTGTTCATTATTAGCAGATTCCAAAGAATCCCAATCAAATTGATCTGGCACAGTTGCCATATCTTTTGAGATCTCTTTTTTTATAGTCCCATCCTGTGAAAAAGCGCGTTCGTATTCAATTGATTTTGGCGCGTAGTTCAACAGCTGCTTTAAGCAAGTTTTCATTGCCATAGCATCAAAATCGGTCTTCCAAGGACAATTAAACCCTTTTTTATAAGCCTGGGAGTATTTTCTAGCGTGTTTTTCTACATCGTTTCGACTCATTACTAAAAAGCCCTCTCCGCCTGAAATTGTTTTGTACACTGCATAGTAATATATCGGTTCGCCAGTCCTTTCTTTTGCGGGTTTGTGTTTTACAAAAGGGTCTGACCCATATTGGTATTCAAATTTGTCCTCCTCGTAAGCACAATAGGCTGTTATTATTTTGTACTGCCCAGTCCTATAAGCAAGATTCAACTCTCCCTTATATCCCGTTTGAAATTGAGCCTCTGTTTTTCCGGTGTTTTTGTTGTTGTAAGGAATCAAATACGCTTGGCCTAGCGTTGTATTAACCTCTAACCCAAGTTGGGATGCTTGCATAACACCGGCAATGATCGTCATCGGGTCACATTCTTGCAATTTTGGATTACTGTTGTATGCAGTCATTGCAATACGCATCATTCGCTCCGGCGTCAAATGAGAGGGCAATGCGTTAGCAATTTGACTTTTCATAGAGTCCAAAAGAGATTTAAATGTAGCTGTTTTCGTCGGCTTGTCGGATAACGACGAAACTATCTTACTTAATTCAACTGCTTTATTTATTGTCGGTTGTTCTTGTTTTTGTTCTTGCATTTTAAAGATCCTTTATAGAAAGTTTTTTGTACGCTGATTGTTTCAAAACAGATTCATAAACATTAGGATACTCATCTTTTAGCTGTTTAGAATCAATTCTGGTTGAACTAATGGTCGAATAGTTTATCTTCCAATTATTGCAAACAGCCGACGAATTATCACCTAGTTTAAATGATATCTGATTTTTTAGCGCATCTCTTCTTTTTGTTAAATCTCGTAATGATTGTTTTACATTCTTGTAGTCTTCTAACACCCCTTTGTAATCGTTAGGTAATTCAATTGTATTTTCTGAATTTCTGTTAGGATACATCTTGTCAATTAAGTCAGAATCAATATCTATTGGAAGAGGAGCAATCTTTTTAATCACATTGTTTTCCCAGAAATCAATACATTTTTCTTTGATCATTTTGATTTCTTTTTCATAAAATCTTCTTTCTATTTTTCCCCATCTAAACTTGTTACCGCCAATCAAAACGGCAATATACCAGACATTACAATTGGTAACATCCATATAGTGTAAGCACTGGCATAGATATTTTAACGGCATATCAAAAAGTTGTCTGTTATCATCCCAATTCCAATCACTTTTAACGTACTCTGAACAGGTTTTAATTTCTAAACCTGCATTTTCTCCAACCACAGATCGATCAATGTTAGCCAAAAGAAAATCATAATCATTATCAATTACCATTCGGTTAAAACGTCGAACTTTTTTATTTGTTATGGATTCAAATTCCTTAGCTAAAAGATCTTCAAGTTTATTACCCCAATCCATAAACTCGTTTTCTTGTTGTTCTATTGGCGATTCATCTATCTTATCTAGGTAAATACTCAGCGGACTAGCCCATTTACTAATACCAAGTAAGCCAGAAATGTCCGATCCACCTAACCCTTTTTTTCTCATCATAAGCCACTCTTCACGGCTTTTATCTTTTAAGTCTATTGAAATTTTTCTTTGTGTCATTTTTTTCCTCTTTTAACTGTAAATATTTCCCAAAAAAACAGAAAGCCATTTGAATCGCTTTTTTGCGGCAAACAGGACCCTGTCCGATAGCAATACTGACAGGGTCCGTCAAAATTCTCTTACAAGATGAACATTTCACTTCAAGTATTATTATAATGGCATTCAGAATAATAACCTTGCATAGCGCTATCAATGATTTTGTCAGGACTATCGGTAGTCTTTTTATCTAAAATCCGTTTGACATGACTTGCTGCCTTTTTTGACGTTAAAATGAATTCTCGATTCTTAATTTCTTCCTCATTTAAGATTTTAAACATCCCAATATCAAATAGATCTGAATCAATATATTCAATGCATTCGTCGCACAAAACATCATTAGAGAATTCACAAGTTGTGGCACATTCAATGTCAATGAGTAACCCACAACAGTCTGTATTAATCTTGTCATGATTTAACATCGGCATGTCTCACATTTAGAGTTAAAAATTGACGAAATTACAAAGCATTCGTCGCACAAAACATCATTAGAGAATTCACAAGTTGTGGCACATTCAATGTCAATGAGTAACCCACAACAGTCTGTATTAATCTTGTTATGATTTTCAGAGGTTGGGGAGTTTTTCCTAAGATGTTTAGAAAATTCCTCTTTCGTCATTTTTCCCAATTGATATTTTGACTTTTTAATTTTCTTATCACAATTGAAGTGATCTCTTATTTCGTTTATAGTTAACATACGGGTGTCCTCCTGTACTTATAATGTCTATCTTGGTGGAGATAGGCATTATTTTTTTATGTATCTAATAATCCACGGACTTTTCTCATCTTTTATTAAAATCCATTCTTTTTTATCCAATTTTCACCTCCTTCGCGTTCTTTATCTTGTTTTAGGCACATTGCTAACCTTGAAACCAGATAGTCACGCATGTTTAAACCGTGAGAATACACAAAGCTTTTTAACTCTCTGTGAAATTCAACTGGTACATCGGCCGTTAATCTAACTGTATCTTTTGACATCATTTACACCTTTTTATACGTATACCTTCATTATAAGTATACACGCTTATACGCTTATGTAAACACATAATTTGACTTTTTAATTTTCTTATCACAATTGAAGTGATCTCTCATTTCGTTTATAGTTAACATACGGGTGTCCTCCTGTACTTATAATGTCTATCTTGGTGGAGATAGGCATTATTTTTTTATGTATCTAATAATCCACGAACTTTTCTCATCTTTTATTAAAATCCATTCTTTTTTATCCAATTTTCACCTCCTTATTAATTTAAATTCAAATCCATTTGTATTGATTTTTCCTCGCCGTCAAATGTTGAAACTTGAAAATGGACAATAATCGATTTATTACCGATTGTTTCCTGATTATCGGCTGCCGGTTCAAGCCAATAAGAACGATCTTTGATTGCTTCTGATTCAGAATTGTCCATCTAGCCACTACTCCTTTTCTTCTTTTTTTAATCTTTTTGATTTCCACAATCTAATTGTCTCATAATGTCCAAAAAATACAAAACGATAAAATATGTTATATTCAACATCTTGACCAAAAAATAAAATGTATTATAATGAGGTCATGCGAAGAGGTAGACCATGTAAATATACGTACAATATACAAAGAATAGAGGAAATGGAAAGTGATGGTTATAGCCGGGCTAAAATCGCTACAGAATTAAATATTCCGAAAAGAGCGCTTTGGGAATACTTAAGAATTAATTATGATAAAAACGAAAAGAAGAAAGTTACATATACGAAAAAAATAAAAGGAAAAAAAGAGATAAAAAAATGAATAAAACAAAAAATCTTACACGATGCTATTGGAACATAGATAAATATATTTTTATGATATTGGGTTTGTTTCTTTTGTTAACGCTACCTTTTCTTTTGTTAACGCTACCTTTTTTTGTTTCTGTACAAAATGTTCCCGATTTTGTATTTTCGGTTAAATGATCATTCTACTGCATGACGTAGTTTAAAATTGAACTTATAGGTACAAAAAATGGAACCAAATAAAGAATCGAGTTGGGATAATCTTATAAATTTAGTTGGCAAAAAAGATATTTTGAACTATTTGATTTAATTCACGAGAAAATACCTAAAGATATATTAAAATATTTGGCGATTGATAGTAGTTATTCCAAGAAAGAATCCGGAGTAATAACATATTTATTCTGCGTGAAATATCAAGTTTTGTAGTCATTATTTTATTTTCTAGGTTTCACAAAAAAGATAGACAAATTGAGATAGAAAGATTTTCAGAGGAAGTTAATAAAAATTTGGAGTATTTAGATGAGATTTAGTCTTAAAAGAATAACGAAGTCGAGAGTAGTTACTATGGGGATTCTGATTAACGAGGCAGATGGATTGCCTATTTGCGTGACGTTGGAAAATCCTTGGTTGGACAATAAAAAAAATATTAGCTGTATACCATTTGGGATTTATTTGTGCAGCCCATTTTCAGGGGAAAAATTTCAGAATGTTTATTCGTTGCATAATGTATCAAATAGAACAGACGTATTGATCCATAAAGGTAACACTGAAAACGATACTAGTGGTTGTATTATTCTGGGATCTGAATTTGGTTCGCTGAATACTTTCCTTGGAATTCATTCGCCAGCTGTGTTGAATTCCACCAAGGCATTCAAAAAATTCTCTAAAATAGTTGGTCAAAATGATTTTGAAATTATAATTCAATGAAACTGATCATAGCGTTTATTTTTGGTGTTGGTTGGGGATTATTAATGGTTTTTTTTTGCGATCGTGAAGCTAAATATAGTTATCGAGTTTTTATAATTTCTTTGATTTTTGGATTAGCTGGTCTTTGTTTGCTTTACATTCAAGACCATTTTGCCGATGTCGGGAAATTATGGAAAGATGTTTTTTATGTTATAAAAGGCGGATATCCGGTTGAGTTTGATGAGGTTATTGAAATATGACGACTAAATTTTAAAAATGTTATTTCAAAGGCTAAATCTGCCTGTGAAATATCAGAGCAAAACATTCAAGACCATTTTGCCGATGTCGGGAAATTGGTGCCACAATTGTTGTTGTTGGGAATAATGATGTTAAAACAAATGGATGCTGTTTTAGATAAGATTCTTACATACAATCCAAAAATTAATAAAAACCATAAATTTACTTTTATTGATTTATTCGCTGGTATCGGAGGGTTTCATGTTGCTGCTAAATCTTTAGGTGGAAAATGTTTGTTTGCAAGCGAAATAGATAAGGATGCTAGGTCTGCATATGAGGTGAATCATGGTTTAGCTCCGCATGGAGATATAACGAAAATAGATGCTAAAGAGATACCAGATCACGATATTTTATTTGCAGGGTTCCCCTGCCAACCATTCAGTATTATAGGTGATAGGCTTGGATTTGATGATATAAGAGGAACGTTATTTTTTGATATTTCTCGAATACTTAAAGAAAAAAAACCACCGATGTTTATGCTTGAAAATGTTAAGCAATTATCAACACATAGTAAAGGAAAAACAATTAAGACAATTATTTCTGATTTAGAAAGCATAGGATATAAAACATATTTTAAAGTATTAAATGCGCTAAATTATGGCCTTCCACAAAAGAGAGAGAGAACTATTTTTGTCGGATTTATGGATCATTCTATTGATTTTAAATTCCCAAAGGAAATAAAAAGAAAAACACTTGAAGAGATCCTTTTAAAGGATGAAGAGATTGAAGATAAGCACTTTGCTAGTAAAAGGATAAGTGAAAAGAGAATGACTTCGCATAAAAGCAAATATGAATTAGCTATATGGCATGAAAATAAGAGTGGAAATATTTCTAGTTATCCGTACTCTTGTGCGCTTAGGGCGGGCGCTTCCTACAACTACTTGTTAGTAAATGGTAAAAGAAGACTGGCTCCAAGGGAGCTATTAAGATTACAAGGTTTTCCAGACACATTTAAAATAGTATGTCCAGATACACAAACTAGAAAACAGGCTGGAAACGCAGTGCCTGTAACTATGATCAGAGAAGTTTTGAGGAGTATTTTATATGCAGCCCATTTGGGATTTAAGGCCTAAGTTAAAAGACAACAAAAATAAAAAGAGTTACGAAATATACCCTTTAGGCGATGTTCCTGAAGAAATTAATTCCCTAAGATTAATGTAATTGAAACTGACATACAATATGGTTTGAAAGAGTTGGAGGAATTATTTAAGTGAGTGAGTCTAAAGGAGATGATAATCATGGGCAAAAAGAAGTTGCCTACTATGGTGCGTTAGTTAATGCATGGATTTCTACCCGTATGGAGAAAGATAAGCAAATTTTAACATTATCTGCTGCGGGGTTCGGTTTAATTGTCCTTTTTAAACCTGAGCTGAAAAACATTTGTGAATTTTTGCTTTGGTCAATTTCAGGAATTAGCTTTTTGTTGTCAATATTCTTATTGCTTTCCATTTTTTCCCAAAATAGCGATTTGATTCAGGCTGAAATACAGGAACCTGATTCTGCACTCAAAAAAAAGATCGAGAAGCAGGTATCAACAAAAACAAAATGGTCGGGTTGGCTATTTCTAAGTGGAGCAGTTTTATTTTTTATCATCCGTTTTATTGTTTATTAATGTAACAAAAAATCTGAGGTCTTTTTTACGAACAAATGTCCGGTCGATATACCAAAGAATGAGAATCATGGCTGTGCCAACCGGACCCGCAATGTTTTGAAAAAAAACAATTAAAAAATTATCTATCATGCTTCGTTTCTAAAAACTTCAAATGCTGCAATAGCAGCTACAGCAATTGCGCCGATTGCCTGGTATTGCTCAGGGCTCAATTTCAACCCTATTACGCCCAAAATCATGGCAAGCCCTACATAGGTAGATTTCTCTTTTAGTTTTTTTTTGATAAAGTTCATTTTGACCACCTCCTAGTATAATGATACTAGATGTATAAAAAGACCGGAAATGATGAAAGTATCCAGCGGTAAGCAGCGATGAAAAATATAGACGGAATAAAGCCATATTGCTTTCAACCTGGACAAAACGGAAATTCAACGGGATTGAACAAGGGTAGTCAATCACTTGTACCTCTTTTGAGAAAACTCCTCAGAAAAAAAGTCACTATTCACGATGATGAAGTGATAGATGTGAAAACGGGTGAACCATTAAAAAGAAAAGTTACAGCAGCCGAGGCAATTGTTTTGACTCTGGTTAAAAAGGCAATTGAAGGGGATATGAAGGCGATAAATATTATAATCGAACGTACAGACGGAAAAGTATTAGAGTCTTTTACGGGAATTATCGATCAAAATGTTAACCAGAATATACCGTTAACATTTATACAAGCTTACGAAATGAAATATGGAAAGAAACAAAACTCAGGATACAAAACAGACAATAGCTCAGATTGATTTGTGTGCAGATAAAGTTCTATGTGAGCACAGTTTTTTTGAATTTGTTAAGATTTCTTGGGATATCGTTGAACCAAGAGAATTTGTTAATGATTGGCACATAGAATTAATTTGTGATCATCTTCAATGGTGTTACGAACGTAAGATAAAACGTTTAATAATTAATATCCCACCTGGTTGTGCTAAATCTCTCATTTGTTCTGTATTTTTTCCAGTTTGGATATGGATTAAATCCCCTGAAACAAAGGTGCTTTCCGGTTCTCATACTATTGCGTTTTCTATTCGAGATACCATCAAATCAAGAAACCTGATAAATTCTGATTGGTTTAAATTTAATTGGGGGCACATTTTCAAAATGGCCTCTGATCAAAACCAAAAGACGGTTTATCTGAACGATTGTTTTGGTGAACGGCGGTTATTTTCAACGGGTGGGGGCGTCACCGGTGCGAGAGGTGATGTAATAATTTATGATGACCCAATAAATGCGATGGATGCTCATTCATCAACCAAAATTGAATCTTGCAATCTCTTTTTTTCAGAGACTTTGAGTACAAGACTTAACGATCCAGTTAAAAGCATTATCATAATCATAATGCAGCGTTTGAATCAAAACGATTTAACTGGCTTCCTCTTGCAAATGAAACAAGAAAATTCTAAACAATCCGGTTGGACACATTTATGTTTACCTATGAGATTTGATAGTAATAGGGCCAATAAATTCGATCCTAGAACTAAACAAGGTGAGATATTAACCAATTTACATACAGAACAATCAATAGTCGATCTTGAAACAAATTTGGGTACTTATGGTTCAGCTTCCCAATTACAACAAACCCCTTCCCCTATTGAGGGTGGTTATTTAAAACTTGAATGGTTTAATTATTATTCAGAGCTTCCAAATGCAAAATATTTTACTTGGTCTTGGGATACGGCTATAAAAAAGGGACAACATAACGATTATTCGGTTGGCACTTTTTGGGCAGAATGCGATAACGGACATTATTTGGTCGACCTTTGGCGACAAAAAGTCGAATATCCTGAATTAAAAAACCAAATGCAAATACTTTTTGAAAACCAAAAATCTCGTGAAGTTCTTATTGAAGATAAGGCATCTGGTCAACAACTGTTACAAGATTTAAAACGATCAGGTAAAATTCCTATCATAGCAATGGTTCCAGGTAAAAATATGGGTTCATCCAAAGAGGAACGCGTTAGTTTATGCTCACCAATGTTTGAGTCAGGTAAGGTTTTTTTTCCGAAAAACAAGTCTTGGTGCCGTATTGTTATTGATGAGCTGATAAATTTTCCAAACGCTATGCACGATGATATACTCGATACTATATCGCAATACCTTGCCAGACGAACGGCAAATAGGGGTCTTCGGATTACAAATCTGTCATGAAAATAAACAGTCTTTTTGGCTTTTTAAAAGGACAAAAAAGCAACAATGATATTATAAAAAAGTCGTCTACGGTAACGACATTAAGACTTGACCAATTGATTAACGGAAGAGTTGATTTTGGTTCTGTTTTTTGGTCCCCTACAAGTATATTGGAAGCACTTCGGTTTTATTCTCAACTCCAGCCGGTTTTTGATGCTGTTGATCGGATTGTTACGGAATTTTCTAGCATTAGGCCGACGGTAATCAATACCGAAACGAAAGAATTTTTGCCAGATCACCCGATTTTAGAGTTGTTGAAGGAACCTAACGCATTTGATACTTGTGATTTATTTCTAAAGACATTGGCGACCGATTTTTTAGTAACGGGAAACGCTTTTTTTACAGCTACGGGACCCGTTCAATTAAAACCTCTCGAAATTTTTAACATTCGCCCTCAAACGGTATCTGTGCTGACATCTGATGCGCTGAAAGTGAAATCTTACCAAATCAGCGATTGGGACTTACAGATAATATATAAACTCACAAACGTTTTTAAAGAATTCGGTAGCACGGCCGCAGAAAAATTGGGCGAATTTCGATATTACAGGGATAGGTCTTCCGAATTCTTTCATTTTAAGGATGTGAATAGATTAGATAGCTTGACCACTAATCGGCATTTTGGAATGAACAGGATCTCTCCTTTATTTTTTGAGGCTGATCAATACAAAGAATCATCTATGCACAATTTATCTATTCTAAAAAGAGCGGGGAGAAGTTCTGGGATTTTGTCTTCGAAAGAGTCTTTAACAGAGGATCAAAGAGAACATCTACAAAAATCATTCAACGATTTGTATACAGGATCAGAAAACGCCGGTAGAGCGCTCCTTATTGATGGTGCAATCGAATGGACGGATTTAATGAAGAACAACCGTGATATGGATTTTCTTGAGTTGAAAAAGGGAAACGTTGTTGCTATCTATAATACATATCGTGTGCCCCTCCCCTTAGTTATAGCTGAACAAATGACATTGGCGAATATGGAGGCAGCCCGTTTGTCGTTATATGAAAACGCAGTTATTCCTTTAACAAAATTTTTATACTCAAAAATTACGAGAGCATTGATGCCGAGATATGAAAAGAGTGAGAACCTAGAATTAACATTCAGCATATTCGATATTCCTGCACTTGAATCGAAAAGGGTTCAATCTACAAAGGATATATCAAATCTTGGGATATTGACCATAAATGAACTAAGGACGATGTTGGGCAAAGAAGGGCTAGAAAACGGGGATGAAATATTTCTTCCTGCAAACTTGTTGCCATTATTAAGAGACAGATTTATCGAGGACAATCTAAATCGTCCACTTCCCGGTGCTTCAAAATCAAAATTCCGGAAAATTCTTAAATCGCAAGTTAACGTTGATGGTAATAGAATTTATGATGACAAGAAAATAAATCAATTAATTTCGAGTTTATATGGCTAGTGAATTTGATATACAAAGAAGGGAAGTTGCTGCCAAATCTCTTGCAAAAAAATTAAGGTTAGAAAGTTCTATTGAAAATCGGTTTAACCGATTATTTAGAGAGATTTCTCGGGAATTTAAAACAGTTTTCAGTAATTCAGGGTCAGTTATCCGTGCTGATATTTTTTCAGAAGATATTAGGTATCTACTCGCTACTCACTACCGAACTGTTATATCGGAATTCAAGGGCGATATTATCCGAACGACAAAAGCAAAAAATTATCCGATACAAATCAAACAAGTAACTCAAAGATTAAATGATGAAAATGCGAGATTTGTAGAGCGACAATCAAAAACGAGTGAAGGAAACATTACAACAACAAATCAATCGCAACTGGATACCGCTATAGCTTTCGCACTAGCTTTACTATCTGACCAAGGTGTCGAACCAACGAATGAAAAAATAGCGAGCGTGGCATCGAACAAGTTTTTAAGCAATTCACTTTCCAGATCAAAATTTATTTCCATAACCGAGACTCAAAATTCAGCTGAGGAATCAAAATTCAATGAGATGAACTTCATAATTTCTTTGGGTATCGTATCTAGGTTTTCTTCTAGAAAAGTTTGGACATCAATGAGGGATGAACGCGTCAGAGATACCCACGTCATTGCTGACGGCCAAATACGAAAAATGGATGAAAGTTTTGAGGTTCCGAGCCCATCAACCGGACAAATCGAACTATTACGACATCCTGGTGACAGTTCTCAGGGGGCTTCGATAGAAAACGTGATAAACTGTAGATGTAGCGGTTCCATGGCAATTAAAGAATAAGGGGTAATTATGTCGCTTCCAAATATCGCAAAAGAATTTTCGATTC